GTTGAGATGAACAGTTCCCCTGTACCAACAGCAACACCTGTACCGACCTATACACTTACACTCCAAGATGTGACATCGGAGACATACGCTCAAGCATGTGCGAAAGGTTACATTACAGTTGAGAAAAACGGATCAGTGGTTGCAAGACTTACCAAAACCCAAGGAGATACAACAGCGTCATGGGTTGATCCAGCACTTGATGATACATCTTCCATTTCATTTACATCAAGTGATGTAGTTACAATGAAATCATACTCACAAGGTGGTGGAGGTTCAGGATGTGCAACTACGGACACCACGGTTAGATGTGTATATAATGGTTCGGCAAAAACATCATCATCACTTAATACAGGTACTAATGGTCAATCATTTACAATTCCTGACGAAAATGGAACTGCATTCGGTTGGTTCTTCGAAGTTGGTGGATTATAAAACTTAAGTATTTATTGATATGGAATTTTTTATAAGAAAAGGAGCTACAGACCCAATTTTAAAATTACAATTATTGGATGATGGTAAAAACGATAAGTCGTCTTTAAACGATTTATTAGAAAATGCGGACATTCGTTTTGAAATGTATGAAGTAGAAACTGAAATTCCACATATTTTAAATGGTGAGTGTCATTTGACAACAAGAACCAAAAAATATGATCAGACAACTGATGAATATTACATTACATATAGATTTACCGAAGAACAAACAAAAGAATCGGGTAAATATGAAGGGATAATTAACATACAGTTTAGAGATACAGACCTACAACCAACAAACAAATTAATTGTACCAATTAAAGAGAAACTCTTTATTAATATAATTTGATTTTCGTTATTTTTTTTCGTATATTTGTTATTGTATAAGACTAACTACCCAACTAATGGGTAAGCTAATGTGTCACTTGATTAACGAATTTTATGAAAGAAATAATCTCCCAAGAGGTAATAGAAGAATTCCTCAACGGTGCTGACCCTGAAGAATACATAACGGGTTTAGAATACGAGTATCGCACCAACACAATCTACAAAATTATTCAAGATCCTGAAAAAGGAAAAATTATTAGAAAAGATACCCTACGTCCTTTTCTGTGGGTTGATGATCTTACAGGTCTAAATTTTTATGAGAATAGTAAATCCATGCAACGAAAGAAAATGGTTGAATATGGTATTTCTATAAAAAAACTAAAAACAGAAAATAACGAGAGATTAGAAAACGGATATACCTATCTAGTTGAATGTTCTAAGGGGTATAGAGAACTCTTAAGTTTTTTTCGACAAGGTGGTTTAAATCCATGGGATGATAAAATCAGACATCATTTTATTCTTTTAAATCCAAAAGAACAATACCTCATTCAAAAGGAAAAGAGACTTTTCAAGGGTATTGAGGAATATGAGGATGTACATAGGTTAGTTTTCGATATTGAAACCACAGGTCTTGATCCTGATGAGGACAAGATTATCCTTATTGGAATGAAAGATAATCGTGGTTTTCTTAAAATTATTAATGCCTTTGGTGAAGACGGTGAAAAGAATTGTATTATTGAATTCTTTAAGTATGTTGAGGAACTAAAACCCACTATTTTCGCGGGTTATAACTCGGCATTTTTCGATTTTCCATTCATATTACGTAGGGCAGAAATATTAGGTATTAATGTAGAGGAACATACAAAAGTTTTCATCGATCAAGGTATGAAAGAGAAGGAAGGTATGTTAAAACTTGCCAATGAGGTGGAGTCTTATACTCAACATATGATATAGGGTATGAATATTCTCGATATCGCACATTCAGTTCGAAGAGCACAAGCGATTAATTCCGATATTAAATCTTGGGGTTTGAAGTATATTACGAAATACTTAGGTGCTGAAAAAGAGAACAGGGTGTATGTTGATGGTGCATGGATATCTAAGATATATCTCGACAACGAGAGTTTTTATATGAACCCTAAATCAGGTAAGTACAAGAAAATTGGTGAACCCGGTACTGAAAATTTACTACAGAGATTTCCTAACAGTTATGAGGTTTGGACGGGTCGTAGGATTGTAGAACAGTATCTTGATGATGACTTGTATGAAACAATGATTGTTGATGAGTCTTTTAGTCAATCAACATTTCTTTTATCAAAACTTGTCCCTACCACTTATGAACGTGTTTCTACTATGGGTACGGCTACATTATGGAAGTTAATCATGTTAGCGTGGTCATATAAACATGAACTCGCAATACCCGAAAAACAAGAACGACGAGCAATTACGGGTGGGTTGTCACGGTTACTTGCAGTAGGATATTCTGAACAGGTGGTTAAGTTTGACTATTCCTCACTATACCCATCCATACAACTTGTTTATGATGTTTTTCCTGATTGTGATGTTATGGGTGTTCAGAAGTCTATGTTAAAGTACTTCAGAGATGTTCGTATAAAATATAAAAAACTCGCAGCTAAACACTATAAAGAAGATCCCGAACTATCTAAGAAATTTGATCGAAAACAATTACCGATTAAAATCTTTATTAACGCATATTTTGGTTCTTTATCCGCCCCACAAGTATTTCCTTGGGGTGATATGGATATGGGTGAAACAATTACTTGTGTGGGTAGGCAAAGTCTACGTATGATGATTATGTTCTTTAAACAAAAAGGGTATAAGGCATTGGTTATGGATACAGATGGTGTGAATTTCTCTTGTCCCCCTGATGTTGAGGATAGACAATATGTTGGTAAAGGTTTAAATGAGTTAGTAGAAAAAGATAAACTCTATACGGGCGCTGAGGCAGACACCGCAGAATTTAATGATATTTTTATGAGGGGTGAGATGGGACTTGATATTGACTATGTCGCACCATCCACAGTAAATGTTGCTCGTAAAAATTATGTCCTTAAAAAACCTGGAGGAGGTTTAAAACTTACGGGTAACACAATTAAATCTAAAAACCTACATGGTTACATTGTTGATTTCTTAGATGAAAGTTTAAAACTAATGTTAGACGGTAAGGGTCAAGAATTCCTTAATGTTTATTACCGTTATATTGAGAGAATCTTTAATAAAGATATACCTCTTTCTAAGATTGCGAACAAATCAAGGGTAAAACAAAGTATCCAAGATTATAAAAAATCTATGAAGACAACGACTAAGAGTGGTGCTTCTAAAGCCAGACAAGCTCATATGGAGTTAATCATCAAGAATGACTATCCCGCTGGTTTAGGTGAAACCATATTCTATGTCAACAACGGTACTCGGAAGGGTGATGGGGATGTTCAGAAAATTACCAAACCAACTAAGAAGTTTCAAAAAGAATATTTTGAAAAGTATGGTACTGAGGTCCCTAAAGATTATGTGAAAATTAACTCTTTTATGATTACAGAAAAAGAAATGTCTGATAATCCTGATATGAAGGGGGACTATAATGTTGCAAGGTATATAAGTACATTTAATAAAAGAATTGAACCTCTACTAGTTGTTTTCCATCCCGATATTAGAAATGAGATTTTGATTGAGGATCCTAAAGATAGACCTTACTTTACTTCACAACAATGTGAATTAGTAAATGGATACCCAATGAAAGAAGGTAGTCAAGATAGTTTTGAAGAGGTTATGACTTTATCTGACAGTGAAGTACTGTTTTGGAATAAAGTAAAAAGAGACCCATACTTCATGTACTTAGAAGACAGTATAAATTATGTTGATCCCTTTTGGGTTAAGAAAAATAGGGATGTTGTGGACTTCAAAGTAGAAAGTACTGAATCACAAGAAGGTGATGTTATTGAAAGGAATGGACATGATTACGCTACACATACAGATGATCGAATTTAGATCATTGTAATTGGTGAATTAATCGGTCTGTATTTCATAGATTTATTCAGGTTCTCAGCCTCATTACCTTTACGTTCTAACATTTTGTCGGGACGTAATCTTTCTAATCGGTTCATTAATTCTTCAATGAGTTTAAGTTTTTCATCTTTACCTTCTGTAAGTAATGATGAGTAATCTAACTTAATCTGACTATCAGGTACTTGTAAATCTCCTGAGAATTTAGAGTAGACCCTTCCTAAACCTTCTTTTGAGTATGCGATAAGATATTTCCTTACCCAATTCTGTGCCGGTTTATTCATGGTCTCCCATGTTAATTCTTCCGTCGCAATATCTGAAGGTAACTTAACAATGTCTTTATTTTTTAATAGACAGTCATCTCTATCATTGGTATCATAATACCAATACCACACATAATAGTTATGTTGTTGTATAGAACCGAAATCAAATCTACCACCTGGTACGTTTGATAGGTGTACATATTTCTTACCTTCAGGACCCGCGGTGATTCTATAAGTTAACTCACCACCAATTAAACGGTTTTTGATATTTCTATCTTGCATCCTAGCTAATAAGTCATAGGCGGGTAACATAAAGTAAGAACCCGATGTACCCATTTGCGCAAATCCACCAACACCACCAAAACCAACACCACCAAGACCTCCGAATCCACCTAAAAATGGATCAACGATTGAGTCCGTAAGTTCTGCCCTTGTAAACCATAACAATTCATTTATTTCACGACCCGCAGGGATCTCATACATTTGTTGGTTTGGTACTAATTCTATTTTATCCTTTTTAAGAATTGAGTCTCCACCGGCTTGTAACCCCACAATTTTAGAATATGCGTGTGAATATTGTGTCTCATAGTCTAAAGACCTTGTTGTAAATGCTCTTGTTAACGATTGTGTATCAACGTCTAACCCAGCTAAAGACGACCATTGTGATTCTATTAACCAATCACTAACATATTGTTCATACTCATCGAGGGCTAACTCGAGGAAGGTATCCATTTGTTCTTCAGTCAGTTCTACTGACCTAATCGGCATCCCTAACAAGTGAAATACTTGAGAATAGAGTTTTTCTTTATTTGTGGGTGTTATTATAGTACTTGCCATATATGACTTGATTTATAATAATAAATAGTTTATATTTGGAAAAACAGATCAGTTTGATGATAGATTTAGATAAAATACGGAGTAGGGGTGGAAGTTTTGAAAAAAGTGTTAAACACTTTTTTCATGATGTACCTAAAAACAGTAATTATTTCGTTACTAAAATTAAATCATTATTAAACAAACACGATTATTCTAATTACACAAATTTTAAATTAGATGAGAGTGATGGGATTACGGTGACTCGAAGTTCGACCGAGTTACAACTTGGTGTTTATGAATTAATTAATGGCGTTTGGGTGTGGTCGTGGATAAATAGTGTTGAAACCAATTACACCGCAATACACGATATTGTGACCTATTTTAATACGACCGAAGAAGGTATTCTTAAACCTGTAACTCATATAAGTTTATTGAACGATTTCAAAGGAGAATGTAATCGTGTGTTAATGTTTATCTACAACAATACCGAATTTGTTTTTGGTTTAAACGGTGTTACTGAATTATCTAAAAAGTTACAAATAACCACCTCAAGAACTTGGTATGATTCTAAATTTTCTGAATTAACATTTGTTAGGACAATTGAAAAGGAAGGTTCTGATGTCTTTCTACCAAAAAATAGGGGAAATGCGGATGACTACCTCTACGGTATTGACTTGAAAATCGATGGGATGAGGTACCAACATAAAAAGGCACAGGTCATTGATTGGGAAAATTCATGTATGGTTTATGGAAAATTAAAAAAGTCTAAACATGAGAGTGTTGATCGGTTAGTTGTTGAGTATGGGGTTTCCATTTATGAATTCGACATTTCTGACATTTATGGTGAGGGTGTTATAGAAAGTTTTGATGGTTTTGAGATATCCCACGATCGACTTATTGAGGTTCATGATAATCAAAGAGATGAGATTGTTGATACGTGTGAAAAGATATTTAGACTTTGTATTGATAATGGTTATGTTTTTGAAATGTTTGAGTCTAAACCTTACATAGAGTTAAATGAAGAAACTAAAGTATTACTAATAGGTTTTGAAAATTCTAAAATACACGTATTGGAAAATGAATTAAATGAAACTCTAAATCATTTGATGGTATTAACCAACTCAGAAGCAAAACTTTCAGAATACTCACCATCACCCATAACTTGATCAATAATATTCTTTTTCTTTTGTAGAATGTTGTAGATAGTAATCTCTATCGTATTTTCAAATACAGGGTAATAAACAAGAACACTATTCTTTTGTCCATATCTATATGCCCTATCCTCCGCTTGTGAGTGGTCCGCAGGGACAAAAGAAAGGTCATTCATAATAACAGTGTCAGCTGCTGTGAGAGTAATACCAACCCCCGCAGCCTTAATATTACCGATAAAGATTTTTACTTTATCCTCGTTTTGAAATCTATCCACGGATTCTTGTCTTGCAATTTTAGACATACGTCCGTCAAGAATTACAGATTTCTTTTTGTATTTCTCATGTATCATATTGAGGGACATGGTAAAATTAGTGAAGACAATAACCTTTTTACCCTGTTCTAAAACTTTATCAATAAGTTCACAGGTATGTTCTACTTTCTCGATGGCAATGAGTTGACGTAGTTTCATTAACCTGTTAAGGGTTACTGTTATACTTTCTTTCTGTTTATTCTCTTCACTTATCCTTAAAAATTCAGTTAATTCATCGTCATAAAATGAGTTTTTTAATTCTAACCAAATCGGGGATATTATTTTTTCAGGTAAGTCTAAGACATCTGTTTTAAGTCTTCTTAGTACTACCGCCTTTGTTTGTTCTCTTAATTCATCTAAATTACTTGCACCACTTGTATTCCACACCTTTCGTCCACCAACCCTAAATTGATATCCTTTACAATATCTCATCACATAACTTTTCCAATTAAGTGTTAGTGGTGAATTAACAATCTTAAGTAAGTTATAATAATTTATGGGTCTCGAAGTCATAGGAGTACCTGTAAGGAGCCAAACCTTCGGTATCTTAAGTAAGATATCATTTAAGAGTTTAGTTCGTTGTGCTTGACTATTTGAGATATAATGTGCTTCATCAACAATAGCCAAGTCAAATCCTTCGTTCATTATAATTTGATATGCCTCACTTTCTTCAGTCTTTTCGGTTGTATGAAAGTTTTTAAGTATATCGTAGTTGATTATATAATATTTGAATGTTGATCCCCACTTCTTCCCTTCCACAATTAATACGTGGTCTTCAGAATAAAATTCTATTTCCCTTTTCCAATTAATCTTTAAAGATGCGGGACAGACAATTAATACTTTCTTTGCCTTACTTTCTATGGATGCAATAACGGTACTTGTTGTTTTTCCAAGACCCATATCATCCGCCAATATAAAACGATCATTCGCCAAGAGTTTTTCGATTGCCTCTTTTTGATGTGACATTGGAGGTCTTTTGGAATAGGGAGAATAATCAACTTCCCTGTCTAAAGTTTTTTCTTCCTGTATGATGGATGCTTTTGGTACCCACATTGCAACTGGTTTCATCTCCTTTGTGATGTTACCCCATATGTGGTACGCCTTATCACTTTCACAAAGAAGTTTTTCAACCCAAATTTGATCTACGGGTTTCATTAATAATCTATCTTCTTGAAGTTTTGTACCAAAATGTTTCGCTATTTGAATATATTTTCTAGCGACTTTTGGTTCTGTTGTCGAATATTTTATAACATATTCGGACTGTGGTCGAGTTAATGTGAAATTTTTCCCTTTTTCAAATCTACTCTTCCATTCAAGAATTTGGTTATTGTAACCCGTATATCCTGTTATAATCTCTCTCGCTTCTATTTCAGGTATAACTTTCCCCATACATTTACTTAAATATAAAGAATTCAAACTAATTTTTAAACTATTTATGTATATGAGTAATAAAGTTCCAATTACAAGAATTAATAAGTTCTTCTCTAATGATGATTTTGATCTTAACGTACAAATAGGTCAAGAATATCTACATGGGGACTTAAATATGAAATTAGTTCTTTATCGGGTTGATACGGAAAGTACCGATACAGATGCCGTTTATGCTGAAGTGGGTAGGGATCAAATTAAATTTTATCCCCCTATTGAATTTAATGCATTAGTTAAAGTAGAAGAACCAAAAAACAATTCTTATAAAAATGGGATGGTTAGGTATTTGGAACCTGGTAACTTAGTGTTATCTGTTTATATACAACATTTAAAAGATTTAAAGATTGATATAAAATATGGTGATTTTATTGGGTATGCCGAAACAGAAGAAAAGGTGAGATACTATACGGTCAGTAATGATGGTAAGGTTACCTCCGACAATAAACATAATATGTTTGGTTTTAAACCATATTACCGAACAATAACTTGTGTTCCTGCACAGGAAGTAGAATTTAGAGGTGTCTAATGGGTTATCCTAAGAAGAAAAATAACATTAGTGTTTACCAAGGAAAACAATTGGTAGACAGAAGACAGGAGTTATTGGATAAAATAACTGAGGGGGATTCGTTTCTCCCCGATTCGGTCTTACACGATGATTTAGATTTAGGTATGTTAGACTTTGTTAAAAAGAATTTTAACATTGTATCTGATGGTGAACAAGTTCCTGTTATACCAAAAATTCTAACTATACAAAGATGGGGTGAGTTTACAAACACATGGGACTTTTCAGATTTGGATGGTAACCCTAAATTACCATTTATTGCGGTTATAAGAAAACCCGATGTACAACCTGGTACCAACCCGAGTTTACAGAGAACAATACCTGATAGACAACAATTCCATTATGCGACAGTTCCTACTTGGAATGGGACACAGATGGGTGCTGATATATACAGAATACCTCAACCAGTTCCTGTTGATATTACTTATGAGATTAACATTATATGTACAAAATTTAGAGATCTGAATAAATTCAATCAAATTGTTCTACAAAAATTCTCTTCACGTCAAGCTTACACAACAGTAAAGGGTCACTATGTCCCTATTGTTTTAGACACTATAGAAGATAATACACCTGTTGAATTAGATTCTCGTAGATTTTACATTCAAAACTATAAATTCACACTCTTAGGGTTTTTAATTGACGATCAAGAATTCGAAGTAAAACCCGCAGTAAGTCGTCTATTTTTGATGAATGAGTTTATAGAGAGTAATAACTTTGAAAAGAAATACCTAACTAAAAATTTAGAAATATCTGTTGCATCTTTTACTGCAGATGGTCTACAAACAGTTTTTAGTGTGGGTGAAACTATTGGTATTTTATTTAATGTATCAATTAATGGTCTTGTTCAGGAAAGAGACGAAGATTTTTATCACGTTTCTTTAACTTCAAAAATCACATTCGTAGAACCTCCACGGGAAGGTTCTGTTGTTACAATCACTTATTATCAAGGAAGGTCAAGTGTTTTTGTTGACTCCGAGGGTAATGTTAGACAAGTTGGAACAGAGTACTTCAGTTATGATGGTGGTAGTTTATCTTTTAATACTCTTAACACAATTGATAGTGTTATTAGTTTAGATATTAATGGTCTACTCCAAGAAGAAACAGATGACTTTGAAGTTTCGGGAGGTACACAATTTACTCTGAAAGGTGCTCCGAGAGTTGGGGCAAGAATTGGTATTACTTACCTATTCTAACTATTCCCCGTAAAGGTCTCTTTTTCTATCACTACAGTGTTTTTCTATCCAAATTTCTACAACTTTATAAAGTTTGTATCCATTCTCATCACAGTATCTTTTTAGTTGATTGTGATGTTTTTCACTGATTTTAAGGTTTTTTGTCTTTCTAACACTCATAAAGATAAATATAGATAAAAAAAGATATTTTAATATCCTAAAATAAAAAACTCGGGAAATCTTTACTAAAAACTAAGATATTTATAGTAAAACAATAAAAAATAATAATTAAATCAATCGATGGCAAATTCAAACAGAGTATTCGTTTCTCCAGGAGTTTATACTTCAGAGAAGGATCTAACATTTGTGGCTCAAAGTGTGGGAGTGACTACATTAGGACTTGCGGGCGAAACATTACAAGGACCGGCATTTGAACCTATTTTAATAAGAAATTTTGATGAATTTAAAACGTACTTCGGGAGTTCTTCCCCCGCGAAGTATTCTGACGGTAATCCTAAATATGAATTAGGTTACGTGGCAAAGTCATATTTGCAAGAATCAAATCAACTTTTCGTAACAAGGGTTTTAGGTCTTACAGGTTACAAGCCAGTAAAAACATACGGGATAAAAACATTAGGTGGTATCACTGTTAATACAAGTAATTTAGTTACAGGTATTACTGAAACATTAAGTGGTGATACAACAAATATTGGTAACTCATCTTTTATAAATGATCTTACAGGTAAAACAGCAACAACTGGTGATTCAGTTCCCGACTTTATTAGTGGTATCAGTGTATCAAACGGTACATGGTTTACAATGGGATATGTAGACGCTAATGAAACCGCATCATTAACTTCTACTTTGGAAGTAACAGGACCAATTGGATCAAATATTCAGAATAATTGGTATAACGTCTATTTTAAAGAAAATGGTTTAGGTGTAATTGATGGTGTTTATTCATACCTATTTGTATATGACGGTGCTGCATCAGGGTGGACAATATCTCAGTATGAGTATAGTGCATCAGTAAATACGGACTATGATGATATAATCATCTTGGCATTAAGATCAAGAGGTTCTTATGATGGTGAAGTTTTAGGTCTTGAAGTTACGGGGGCACCTTCTCCTTCAACTATCGCTTTAAGTTCTACAGAACTATCTAGTGACCCACTTGGTGAATTTACATTATCTGTAAACGGGGCAACAAGTGGATCTAAGACATTTACTTGTTCTATGGACACAACATCTACAAAATATATAACTAAAGTATTAGGTGGTGAGGTCTTTGATAAGAAAAAAGGTGATTTCCCTGTATATGTATTCGAAGAGTATCCTAAGTTACTTAAATCTTTATATAGTTTAGGTTTAGTAAGAGGTTTGAATACTACATTAGTTGACCACAGTGTTGGTAATGACTTCTTAAATCAATGGGATACACCAGCTTCTCCAACAGTAGTATCTGAGGTTAGAGGTGGTGCAGTGTCAGATTTATTCTCAGTAGTTAGTATTTCAGATGGAGACGCGGCTAATAATCAAGTCAAAATTCAAATTCAAAACATTGATATTGAAACAGGAGAATTTGATATGATTATCAGAGACTTTAATGATAGTGATGATAACATTTCAGTTTTAGAAAAATTCTCAAGATGTTCTATGAATCCTGATTTACCTGGATATATCGCTAAGAAAATCGGTACTTCAGATGGTGAATATGAATTAAGATCTAAGTTCATAATGTTAGTTATGGCTGAAGATCACCCTATAGATGCATTCCCTGCAGGTTTTAAAGGGTTTACTTCAGACCTATTAGGTACAAGTAAAATTGGTAATGTATTATATAAAACACAATACTATGACGCAGGTGACGTAATCGGTTACAACGCGGGTGGTGATGCGGAACTAACAAATGGTGATAAAGTAAGAAAAGTAAGTTTAGGTTTATCTTCACAAGTTGGATTCGATGCTGATTTATTCCACTATAAAGGAGCAACAGCGTCTCAAACATCTCACGGATTCCATTTATCTAGTAACGCACCTACAGGGTATAAAACAACTCCTTATGATTTAGAAGGTTCTAACAAAGGTAAGTTAGACAGTAAATCATTTAGAAAGTTCACATTCGCAGTATGTGGTGGATTTGATGGATGGGATATCTATAGAGGAACAAGAACTAATAGTGACGGGTATATCTTTGGAAAGAATACTTATGTAACTGGTCACACTACCAATGGTGGTGTATTTAGTTCTTCAGTTGGTAATTCCGACTACTACGCATACTTAACAGCGATAGAGACATTCTCTAATCCTGAGTCAGTAGATATTAACATTTTTGCAACACCAGGTATTGATTTCTATAATCACAGTTCATTAACTAATCAGGCAATCGACATGATTGAAGGTGATAGAGCGGATTCACTTTATATTGTAAACGCACCTAACACAGATAATGTAGACGAAATTATCGACCAGTTGGATACTGTTGATTTAGATACTAACTATACGGCAACATATTGGCCATGGATTCAAGTAAGAGACGGGGACAATGCGACACAATTATACATTCCACCAACAGGTGAGGTTGTTAAAAATATTGCATTGACTGATAATGTATCTTATCCTTGGTTCGCAGTTGCAGGTTACCAAAGAGGTTTGGTGAACGCAATCAAAGCGAAAAGAAAATTAACTTTGGATAATAGAGATGACTTGTATAAAGCAAGAATTAACCCAATAGCAACATTCTCAGATACGGGAACTATCATTTGGGGTAACAAAACATTACAAGTTAGAGAATCAGCACTTGATAGAATCAACGTAAGACGATTATTACTAAGAGCAAGAAAACTTATTTCAGCGGTGGCAGTCAGATTGTTATTTGAACAAAATGATGAACAAGTAAGAAATGAATTCTTAAGATTAGTTAATCCAATACTTGAGTCAATTAAGAAAGAAAGAGGATTATATGAATTTAGAGTGGTAGTATCAAATGACCCTGAGGACATTGACGCTAATACACTAAGAGGTAAGATTTATATCAAACCAACTAGATCACTTGAATTCATTGATGTAGAATTCTTGATAACTCCAACAGGAGCATCATTCGAGAATATCTAATAGGATAATAAAAGGAAAAAGGAGGAACGTGAGTTCCTCCCTTTCCAAAGTAAAAATTGAGATGACCCCAGTATATACTGGTTATTATTAATACTAGTTAAATTATTATCTATTATTATTTACTAGTTATTACTGGGTAATTAAAAAATAAGGAAAATAAATGACAAAGTCAAGTAACTTTCCACATAAAAGAAAAAATATTTCGATAAAAGATATATTTATAGTAAAACAATAAAAAGAAAACAATTATATAGACATGGCAGATTTATTAATGAAAATGCCGGTTCCTTACGAACCGAAACGGGTTAACCGATTTATCGTTAGATTTCCTTCTTCTTTGGGTATCAACGAATGGTATGTTACTTCGGCAGCGAGACCGAGTGCAAAAATCAACTCAGTAGAAATTCCTTTCTTAAATACTTCAACTTATGTTGCAGGTAGATTCGTTTGGAATGAGTTAAGGGTTAAGTTTAAAGACCCAATTGGACCTTCAGCATCACAAGCGTTGATGGAGTGGTTCAGACTACACGCAGAATCAGTAACAGGTAGAATGGGTTACGCTGCGGGTTATAAGAAAGACATTGAATTAGAAATGTTAGATCCAACAGGTGTTGTAGTAGAGAAATGGATTCTCCAAGGTACTTTCATTACCGACTTAAACTTCAACGAGTTAGATTATAACAACGACGCTTTAGCGACAATCGACTGTACATTGAGAATGGATAGATGTATCCAAGTTTACTAATAAAAAAATCTGTCAAATATTTATAAGGGACCTCAAAAGGGTCCCTTTTTTTATTTTAAAAAGAAACTTTACTTTTTGATATTTAATATGTAAGTTTTAACAGTATGGAAAATAACCAAGAACATAGAATAGACCCAACGATAGCGTATGATGTTGTGGAGTTACCAAGTAGAGGTATTTTATACCCAAATGGGACTAAATCAGTAAAGGTTGCATATTTGACCGCCGCTGATGAGAATATTCTTTCTTCACCCAACTTAGTTGCGACAGGAACAGTAATAGATGAATTACTGAAGAGAAAAATCCTTACCAAAGATATTGAGGTTGAAGATTTGGTTATGTCTGACAAACAAGCGGTATTGATATTTTTGAGAAACACGGCGTTTGGTTCAGAACTAAATGTCAAAATTAGAGATCCAAAAACAGATGAGGAGTTTGAATATACAATTGATTTATCAGAATTAACGTATAAAGATTTTACTTTAGAAAAAGACAGTAATGGTGAATATCCTTACTACATGGAAAAAAGTAAAGTAGATATCACGTGGAATTTTCTGAGTGAAAAAGAAGAAAAAGAAATTGACGATATATCTGTTAGTTGGAATGGTATTGGTTCAGCCCCAATTGTAACAAAACGATTAGAAAAATTAATCAAATCTGTAAAAGGAAATAAAGATCCTATGAATATTAGGAATTTTATAGAGACAATGCCAATTGCAGACTCTCAAAACTTTAGGAAGTTTGTTACCCAAAATAAACC